GAAAGAACAGAAGAACTACATTCCTGTTCCAAGTTCTGTTATGTCTATTGTCAAGGTATTCCCTATGACAGACAAAGCATCACTGAATATGTTTGACATTCGATATCAGTTGAGACTGAATGACTTGTACGATTTTAGTTCGACTTCTGTTATCCACTATGAGATGACAATGCAGCACTTGGATTTCTTGGATCACATTCTTATCGGTGAGACTGCAATACGTCATAACCAACATCAAAACAGATTGTATCTGGATGCAGATTTTCAAACAGACTTTGTTGCTGGAGATTACATCATTATCGAATGTTATCGTGCGATTGACCCTACTGCATATGCTGACGTTTATAACGATATCTTTTTGAAGAAGTATACAACACAACTTATCAAGAAACAGTGGGGTGCAAACCTTTCTAAGTTCCAAGGTATTCAGATGTTGGGTGGAGTTGCACTAAACGGTGAACAGATTTATCAACAGGCACAAGATGAGATTGACAAGTTGGAAGAACAAATTCAACTTGCATACGAGTTGCCTCCTATGCATATGATAGGGTAAGTTATGCCAACGAATGTATATTTTGATACAGGTACGAAACCAGAACAGCACCTCTATGAAGATTTAATCATAGAACAGTTGCGTATCTACGGGCAGGATGTTTATTACATTCCTCGTAAGATGGCGGGTGTCGATAATATTTTCGGTGAGGACAATAGTTCTTCATTTGAAGATTCGTATCTAATCGAAATGTACATGGAAACGATTGATGGATATGAGGGCGAGAAAGAACTCATGTCTAAGTTTGGTTTGGACATACAAGATGACGCAACCTTTGTTGTTGCAAGAAGAAGATGGGAACAGTTCGTTTCGGTAGACAATAATATTATTGTATCGTCACGACCTAATGAGGGAGACTTAATTTACTTTCCAAAGGCAAGTAAGTTATTTGAGATTACGTTTGTAGATCACGATGATCCGTTTTATCAGGTTCACAATCTACCAACGTATAAACTAAAATGCAAAACCTTTGAGTATGCTTCTGAAGCAATCGACACAGGTATTGCAGAGATTGATGCAATTGAAGATGACAACTCTTTGGATATGTTGTCACATCAATTTACACTAGAAGATGGTACTGGTTCTCTTGCATTAGAGAATTCAATAGAGGGCGCAGCAACGTCCTATATAATACTAGAAACTTATAATGTCGCAACGATTGATGAGAACTCGCAAAACGATGACTTTGAACTTGCAGACGATAATATATTAGACTTCACTGAATCTAATCCATTCGGTGACGCTGGGATGAAATAATTATGATTGGAAATTACTTTTACAACGAATCAACACGAAATGTAGTTGTCGCCTTTGGTACACTGTTTAACGGTATTCAGTTAACAAAGAAAGATGCTAGTGGTAACGTCACACAGACTATGAAAGTTCCACTTGCATACGGGCCCAAACAGAAGTGGTTGTCACGACTGACTGAAGACCCCAACTTGTCAAAGAAGGTTGCAGTTACGCTACCTCGTATTGGTTTTGAAATCTCTGGATTGACGTATGACGCAACCAGAAAACAAAACAAAGTTATGAAAGCAAAGAAGGTGCTTGACGGTGCAGACAACGATCAGTTGAAATCTGGTTATATGCCTGTTCCTTACAATGTTGACTTTGAGATGTATATTCTTGCAAAGAGTTCAGACGATGCATTGCAAATTGTAGAACAAATCCTTCCATACTTTCAACCAGAATACACAGTAACACTTAGAGAGATTCCAGAGTTGGATATCATTCGTGATGTTCCAATCGTACTGAATAGTATCTCTTATGAAGATGACTATGAGGGCGATTTTACAAGTAGAAGGAGTATCATCTACACTTTGTCTTTTACTGCAAAGTATTACTTATACGGCCCAGTAACGTCTACAAATGTTATTCGTACTGTACAGGTTGATCAGTATGCAAATACACCTGTCAATGCTCCATCTAGGGAACAGAGATACACAGTCACACCGAATCCGTCAACTGCAACGGCAACAGAGTTCGATCCAGATGATGATAACTTCGGATTTAATGAGACTACAAGTTTCTTTGAAGATGCGAAAACTTATGACCCTAAGACGGACACGGACGTATAAATAGTATAAAGAATTAGGAAAAAGACATGGCAAGTACACTAAAAGTAAATGAATTACAACACACTGGTGGCACTAGTGCATTGACTGTTAATAGTAGTGGAGTTATAAATCTTCCTCAAGCTATTGCCTTTATGGCACAAAAGACAGATGCAACAACGCATAGTGCTGGTGGTAATATTACCTTTAATTCTACTATTACTGCACACTCTGGATGGAATGGAACTACTTTTACTTGTCCAGTTGCTGGAAAATATAGATTTCATATGTCTGCTCATATGCAAAGCATGAGCAATTCTGGTTTTCAGATTGGAATTGCAAAAGGTGGATCTGTTGTTGTTATTGCATACGCCTATAACGCAACTTCTACTAGAGAAAGAAACTCATGTGAAGCAATACTTTCATGCGCCGCTGGGGATGCAATTACCTTTAGACTTATAGAAGGTGATGTGTATGCCGGTGGTAATCAGGGTGTTTATTGCACAGGACATTTGTTAGGATAAAAAAATGGCAATTAGAAAAATCATATCAAGAAGTATCGGAGTAGATGTTATCGCTGCAGAAGATTTGGCGAACAACTCTATTACGACTGCTGAAATCACAGACGGTGCAGTAACACAGGCAAAACTTGCCGCTGGGGCCGGTAGTGTTGGTGCATTCTTCGGAGACAACGCATCAGGCGCTTTGCGTGGTGACACGACAAACGGTAAAAAAGATATTTTCAGAGTTCACGAACAAGAACTAAACACAAACGTAACAATACCATCAACGGACAATGCTCTTGCAGCGGGCCCGTTGTCAGTCGCATCTTCAGTAACACTCACTGTTAGTGGTAACTTGACAATCATATAGGGGATAGAGAATGGCATCAACATTAACAGTAGATAATATCGTAGGGGCAACCGCAGCTGCGAATGTTAAGTTGCCTGCTGGTGCAGTTGTACAAGTACAAAAAGATATTAGGTTTGGGGTAAGTAGTCATCTTTATAATGGTACTGCAACATCCTTTGCAGCTAGTGGATTAGAGATTACAATTACACCAAAATTTAATAACAGTATAATTAAAGTAGAAACATTTACTTCAATGTGCGAAGCGCAAGGTAGTAGCGCTGCCTTTGAAGTTGCACTATATCAACAAATTGGGAGTGGGTCGTATGCAGTAGTTCCTGCTTCTGGTACTGGTACTGGTTATAGTGGTGCTAACATATATACTATGGGATATTCACACGCAGACTATAATCCATTCTCACCAATGAACACAGTGTATTTTCATACTTGCACAAGTTTAGATGTATTAAAATTTCAACCATATGTTAAGTGTAGTTCTGGAACTGCTAGATTCTGTCATCAATATGGATCTGCTGGAATAATTGCCACGGAGATATCACAATGAGTACTTTATTCGTAAACAATCTAAACACTGCAAGTGGTACAACAATTACAGTTCCTACTGGTAAAAGACTTGTTGGTACTGATAGTTCATCTATTGTTGCGCCAGGTATGATAATACAGACGGTTACAAATGTTTTTAATACGCAAGTCTCAAAAGCTTCTACGTCAATGGGTACAACTGGACACTCTGCAACTATTACTCCGAAATTTAGTAATAGTAAAATCTTGATTCATAATTCTGGAACAGCGTATAATGAGGGTAACAATGTTCACCAATATAGAACTGTTTATAGGGGTAGTACAGATTTAGCATCAAGTGCTGAAGGTTTAGTATTGTGTTCTGCTGGTACATCTAGTACAGGACGTTGGAATTATATAGGATTTGATCATTTTGATAGTCCAAGTACAACTGGTGCTACAACTTATACAATCTATTATAGAGGTAATAGTACAAATGAAAATGTATATTATTCTTATGGTACAAATTATCCACAAGTTTTGACTTTGCATGAAATTGCACAATAAAATGAATAAACAGGAGAAAAAATAATGGCAAATGTAGGAAACGCATTAAGCGCCCTTGGTGTCACAGAGTGGGTTCTTAGAGGCGAACCAAAAAACGCAGACGAATTTGGATCTATGTTCCGTAAGGTAACAGGAACAGATGAAAATGGATCTGCAATCGAATCAGATAACTCTTCTGATTGGGGTGTTACTTGGGATGAAGTCAATAAAAAGTTACAAGACTTGACTGCGGCAGAACCAATGAAAGAACTTCGTGCAGAACGAGATAGATTAATCGCTGCAACCGATTGGTGGGCAAGTTCAGATCTAACTATGACAGATGCACAAAAGTCTTATAGACAAGCACTTCGTGATATTACAAAGGATTATGATTCTTTGGATGATGTCAAGTGGCCTACTAAACCGTAAGGTTATGAGATGTCAAACCAGACTGATATTTTAGATAATGTATTGGGGATTGCAGAACCAGAGGCGATGGCGGTAAAAGATATAACACCACCAAAACCAGTTCTTGTTCCCGAAACAAAATTGAATGATGAGGACATAGATAATGATTATAAATATCAGAGAGAAAACTTTTATAATCTGATTGAGAGAGGACAGGACGCTATAGATGGTATCCTAGACCTTGCAAGAGAATCAGAACATCCTAGAACCTACGAGGTTGCTGGGAACTTGATAAAACAGGTTGCAGAGGTAACAGAGAAACTAGGCGACTTACAGGGAAAGATGAAGAAACTCAAAGAAGTTCCTAACTCTGCCCCACAGAATGTAACGAATGCATTGTTTGTTGGTTCTACTGCTGAACTGCAAAAGATGTTAAAAGGAAAAGAATAATGCCATTAACAAGAATTAGTTCTACAGCGCTTGCCGCAAACAGTGTGGGAACATCAGAGATTACTGATGGTTCAGTTGCTAGTGCAGACCTTGGGTCGAACCTTGCATTGTCTGGTACAGATTCAGTAACAGTTCCAAAAGGTACAACTGCACAAAGAGGTACAGGGGTAGACGGTAAATTTAGATTTAACACAACCACAAACTCTTTTGAGGGATACTCAAATAGTGCTTGGGGTTCTATCGGTGGTGGTGCAACTGGCGGTGGTACTGATGCAGTATTTTATGAGAACGATCAGACAGTCACCACAAACTATACAATTACAGCAAACCAGAATGCCATGGCGGCAGGAGTTGTCACTATAAATAGTGGTGTAACAGTAACCGTACCTTCGGGTAGTAGATTGGTGGTAGTATAATGGCAATTACTTTAGACGGAACAAATGGTGTAACTACACCAGACCTTACAGTAGATACTACTACAATAACGGTAGACCCATCAAATAATCGTGTGGGTATAGGAACTGCTTCGCCCAACAACCCATTAGAAATTGCACACACTGGAAGTGCAGGCGCTGGTGGTCTTCGTATCGGTGACCCTTCCACAATTGCAAGTGATACTGGTATTTACTTGAGAACTACTGGTGATGCAGTTATTGGTGCAGCTGGTGGAAATATTGTTTTTGATACAAATATGGCAGTTCAAGAGGATATGCGTATTAACAGTAATGGTCATGTAACTATGCCAAGAGTGCCATCATTTTCTGTAAATGCAACTCCAAGTTTGTCTGGTAACACATTTGTCAATTATGGTGCTATAAAATTCAACAATGGTAATCACTACAATAACAGTAATGGAAAATTTACTGCTCCAGTAGCTGGTAAATATTTCTTTACTTGTTCATTATGGCCAACCTCTGGTAATATTGACAATGCCAATAGTTATTTAGTATTTTATAAAAATAGTAGTGAGTACTTTGGTGGTCATGTTGGAACAGCGTATCAGAACATAACAATATCGTGTGTAATGGATATGGCTGCTAATGATACCTGTATGGTTAATAGGGGTGGTTCTTGGACAATTCAAGCGTCAACCCCAAGAAATAATTTTCATGGATTTTTAATAGGATAAATAGATTTAATTAAACAGGAGAATATAATGGCAGAGATTAAAGTAACAGTATCAGACACACAAGTAAAGTGTCTTGAGTATGCTGCTTATTCAGTCCAAGATTGGTGTGATAATGCAATTCA